CAGTCTATGGGACGAAAGCACAATTGTAGTTGCACCAACACCTGATGCTACTTACACAATTCAATTAAATTATATCTTGAAAGATCCCGGATTATCTAGTACAAATACTCAAACATATATAAGTCAAAATTTTCCCAATGGACTTTTATATGCATGCCTAGTCGAGGCCTACGGTTTTTTAAAAGGCCCACAAGACCTATTGCAATTATACGAACAAAAGTATAAACAAGTAATAGAAGGCTTCTCAATCGAACAAATGGGAAGAAGAAGACGAGACGAATATCAAAGTGGTGTTCCTCGAATAGGAAAATAAAAGGAGATATACTATGGCTATAACACAGGCAATCGCAAATGCTTTTAAAAAACAATTACTAGAAGGTGATCAAAATTTTTCTTCATCTAGTGGTGATAAATTTAAGTTAGCTCTTTATAAAAGTTCCGCAACTCTAAACTCATCAACTACTGCATTTACTTCTACAGAAGAAGTTGGAAATACAGGCACATACACTTCTGGTGGTGGAGCTCTGACAGGTCAAAATACTTCAATTGCATCAGGTGTTGCAATTGTTGACTTTGCAGATCTATCATTCACAGGTGTTACGTTGACAGCTAGAGGTGCTATGATCTACAATACATCTTCAGCTGTTACTAACGCAACAGTATGTGTTTTAGATTTTGGATCAGATAAAACAGCTACATCAGGAACTTTTACAATTCAGTTCCCAGCATTTACTACAGCAGCAGCTATATTAAGAATATCTGGTTAAGGAGAATTAAATGGCATTAGTCGTAAATGATAGAGTAAAAGAAACCTCTACCACTACAGGTACGGGTACGCTTACTCTTGCAGGAGCAGTAACAGGTTTTGAAACATTTTCATCTGCAATTGGAAATACGAATACAACGTATTATGCAATCGTAGCTCAAAATGGTGCATTTGAAGTAGGATTAGGAACAGTAGCAGCTGGCACTTTAGCTAGAACTACTATTATATCTTCATCTAATAGTGACGCTGCAGTAAATTTACCTGCAGGTACTAAAGATGTTTTCTGTACTCTACCTGCATCTAAATCAGTTATACTAGATGCTAGCGGAAACATTGTTGCAAACAATGGATCTAACTTAACAGCATTAAATGCAACCCAATTAACTTCTGGAACTGTTCCAGATGCAAGATTTCCAGCAACTTTACCTGCACTTAACGGAAGTGCATTAACAAATTTAAATGCAACAGCATTAGCAAGTGGTACTGTTGCAAATGCAAGATTAGATGCTCAACTACAAGACGTTGCAGGATTAGCAACAACGGCAGGAAAAATTATTCAAGGTGATGGATCAAACTTTGCTCTTTCAGCTTATACTTTACCTACATCAGACGGATCTGCTTCTCAAGTTTTAACAACTGACGGATCAGGTGCTGTTACTTTTCAAACACCTACAGTTGGAGATATTACAGCAGTTACAGCTGGAACTAATTTAACAGGTGGTGGATCTTCAGGAGATGTCACAATAAATTTAGCTGATGCTTCTACATCTGCTAAAGGAGCAGCATCATTTAGTTCAGATAACTTTGCTGCTAGTTCTGGAGCAATAACAATTAAAGATTTAGGAGTAGCCACAGCAGAAATTCAAAACGATGCAGTAACTCAAGCTAAAATTGCAGACGATGCTGTTGGTGCAGATCAACTTGCAGCAGACGCTGTGGTAACTGCTTCTATTGTAGATGGAAATGTTACGACTGCTAAAGTAGCAGATGATGCAATTACTTTAGGTAAAATGGCACCAGGCACAGATGGAAACATTATTTCCTACGATGCTTCAGGAAATCCTGTAGCAGTTGCAACAGGAACTTCAGGTCAAGTTTTAACTTCAGCAGGTGCAGGGGCACCTCCAACTTTTCAAACTCCAACAGTTGGAGATATTACTGCTGTTACAGCAGGCACAAATTTATCAGGCGGTGGATCTTCAGGAGATGTTACTATTAATTTAGCAGATGCTTCTACATCTACCAAAGGGGCTGCTTCATTCAGCTCAGACAATTTTGCAGCTAGTTCTGGTGCAATAACAATTAAAGATGCTGGAGTAGCAACAGCCGAACTACAAGATGATGCAGTTACGACTGCAAAAATTACTGATTCTAATGTAACGACAGCTAAGATAGCAAATTCTAACGTAACGCTTGCAAAAATGGCAGCGAACAGTGTAGACAGTAATCAATACGTTGACGGTTCAATAGACACAGCCCATATTGCAAATGATCAAATTACAAACGCTTTAATGGCCGACAATGCTATAGACACAGCTCAGATTGCTGCAAGTGCAGTTGAGACAGCTAAGATAAATGACAGTGCAGTTACAACTGCAAAAATAAATAACGACGCAGTTACACTAGCCAAAATGGCTTCAGGCACAGATGGAAATCTTATTAGTTATGACACGAGTGGAAATCCAGTTGCAGTAGCAACAGGAAACTCAGGACAAGTTTTAACTTCAGCGGGAGCTGGAGCAGTACCATCTTTTCAAACTATCGCAGCAGCAGCAATTACGTCTACTGCAAACGGAGCAAATAATAGAGTAGCAACTTATTCCGATGCAGATAGTTTAAATGGTGAAGCTAATATGACATTCGATGGATCTACTTTAACTGTTACAGGTGATATAGTTCCAGGAGCTAATGACACTCATGACTTAGGTGCATCAGGTAATGTGTGGAGAGACATATACACTGGAGACTTACACTTAACTAACGAAGCTAAAGCTGAAGGTAATGCTGTTGATGGCACAAAAGGTAATTGGACTATTCAAGAGGGTGAAGAAAGTTTATTTATTTTAAATAACAAATCAGGTAAAAAATACAGATTTAAACTAGAAGAGATGTAATTCCATGGCTTTGGGAGTTACCGCATATTCAGAAGCACCATTTAGTGCTGACGCTTCAAGCGTAATTGCATATCCATCTGGTATTGCATTAACTGCACAAGAAAATTCACTTAGTGTAATTAAAGGAAACGCTAACGTATCTGTATCAGGTCAACCAATGGTTGGTGCAACAGGTACTCTTTCCGGTCTTGCAGGGGCTTTTATAGATGTAACAGGACAAGCTTTAACAAATACTTTAGGAACTACAACTGAATCAATTGGTAACTCTGATGTCCCTGTAACAGGTTTTGATTTAACTGTTGCAAACATAACTCCTCAACAAGATACATTAAATGCATTTGGTGAATCACCTTTTGCTACACTCAGCTCCAATACTATTGATGGAGTAAACGTACAAGTTGAAGCTACAGTTGGTGGAATCGTAGGAACTTTCCCTCTTCCTATGTCACTTGGTAATGTTACAGAGATTACAGCAGATGCTCTTGTTGCTTTAACAGGATTCCCATTAACAATGCAAGAAAACGCTCCAAGTGTTACTGGAGATGCTAACGTTATTGAAACAGGATTTTCAACACCATTAGTTTTAGGAACTGCTCAAGCGTTTACTGATGTTACAACAGAAGATGTAACAGGAATTGGATTTAATATAAACTTAGGAAGCACTGTTGCTTTTTCTAATGTAGATGTTTCAGTTACTGGTCAAGCAATGACTATGCAAGAAAATGCTCCAACAGTTGCTGGAGATGCTAACGTCATTGAAACAGGTATTGCTATGACAGCAGCTCTTGGTACAGCTGTTTTAAATGCTAATACTTTAGTAGATTTAACTGGTCAAGCGATGACTATGCAAGAAGGAACTGCATCAGCACCAGATTCATTAGCAATACTAACAGGAATACCTATGACTATAACTCAATCAACTGGTAGTAGGTTAACAATATGGAGTGAAGTTTCTAGAGGCAATGCTCCTATTAATCCTCCTGGCTGGCAAGAAGTAGCTTGATTTTGATTAAAAATACAATAAAATAAAACTATGGCAAATACTACATCAGCAAGTTTAAAATTAACAGTGCAAGCAACTGGAGAAAATCCAGGAACTTGGGGACAATTTACAAATACTAATTTACTTATTTTAGAACAAGCAATAGGTGGTTATGAAGCTGTTACTGTAAATACAACTAGTGGTGCAACTTTAACATTTTCTAATGGTGTCTTGTCTAATGGTAAAAACCAAATAATAAAATTAACAGGAACTATTAGTCAAAATATAGATGTTACAATTCCACAGACTATTGAAAAAACTTATATCGTAGAAAACAATACTACAGGAGCATTTACTGTAACATTTAAACCAAGTGGTGGATCAGGTGTTACTTGGGGAACAGCTGATAAAGGTAAAAAAATATTATATACTGATGGATCAGATATATACGAAGCTCTTAGTTCAACAGGGGCTTTAAGAGTTTCAGGGCATATATTACCGGGTGCTAATGATACTTATGATTTAGGGGCCTCTGGAAATGTTTTTAGAGACATATATACAGGTGACTTACATCTTACTAATAAGTTTAAAGAAAAAGGTAATGTGGTGGATGGAACCAAAGGGAATTGGACTTTACAAGAAGGCGAAAATGATATATTTATGATTAATAATATATCTGGAGAAAAATTTAAAATTAATTTATCCAAGGTAAAAGGAGACTCATAATGGCACTATTTTCAGGTGGAACAGAAATGATCAATGCGGGAACGCTTCTTGTAGGTGGTATCCCAACAGGAACAGTAGTTCCTTGGACAAAATCAAGTGTAGCAACAGGTTTTTTAGAATGTGACGGTTCAGCCGTTTCAAGATCAACTTACTCAGCTTTATTTGCAGTGATAGGAACAACTTATGGAGCAGGTAATGGATCATCTACTTTTAACTTACCAGATTTACAAGACGAAGTTGTTGTAGGTAAATCAGGAACTAAAGCTTTAGCATCTACTGGAGGAGCTAATACTGTATCTAACTCTGGTAACGTGTCTAGTAATACTAATACAAACATCAACGTTTCAGGTAACGTTGGAGGTTCAACAGGAAATGCTTCTTTATCTACTGGACAACTTGCTTCTCACAATCACAATTACAACCCTAGTCAAGCTGGTGGTACTTTTGACCCTGCAGCCATTATTGGAAATACTAGAGTAAGTAATAACTCAAACTCAAATTTTACTATTGCAAACACTGGATCAGGTCAAGGTCACTCTCACAACATGAGTGCAACATTTAGTGGTAGTGGTAACGCTTCAAGCTCAACTTCAAGTAACTTTACTGGATCAGCTAATTCAGTATTACAACCTTACTTAACGTTAATTTATATTATAAAAACATAGGAGAAAGAAAATGGCAACAAACGCAAACTGGACAATAATATTCGAAGACAAAGCTATAATTAAAAATTTTGCAGAGGGAGCTTCTCCCAATGAAGGTGTAGGTTATAGAATCGAAGATGATTCTTTTTGGGGCCAAGAAAAATTTTCAAACATTTGGGCTATTCAACATGGCACATCAGTAACTACTGACGAAGTAGAATACAGAGATGAAACTCCACACACAAGTTATGCAGATGCAAATTTAGGAGACATAAGTCAATTTTCTAGTAAATGGGATGCAGCTCATTTAGAAAAACTGCAAGGCGATTGGGATGCTGATCCAAGAGATGAATCTGAAAAAGGTTCAAGACCTACTTCTTATTCTTCATAGTATTAAAAGATATTATTAATCTTTGTTCATTAATTTCTAAAGGTTTTACTTCATGAGGAATCCACGAAGGAAATAAAAGTAATTCATTTTTTATAAATTTTTTAGCGTAGCTTTCATAGTCTCTATCATAAAATATAGTAGGACTTGATCCCTGTATATAAAATATTCCTGAATAAACGGACCCTCCGTGAGTGTGAACACCGTGACTATTTTTTTTATTATATAATTGAGCCCAATTATCAGTTAATAATAAGCTATGTTTATCCAATATGTCTGTAATTTGTTTTTTTAATTTTTTTAAAAGAGGGAAGTTTAAAACATTTAAATAGTTGTAAGTAGTTTTTTGATTACCAGTATTTAAATTTTTAACTAAAATTAAAACTTGATTAATTTCCTCTGCTTTAATTTTTAATTTATATGTGTGAAAACAATTTTGATATTTGAAAGGATCAAAACTATTCATTTATTTTAACATCATCCAAGAAGTTAAAATGTATTTTTCACCTGATAATGGTGGATTACCTCTGTGTACATAAGGAAAAGCTGCAGGCCATATAACTATTCTACCTTTTTTAGGTTTTACTCTTTTAGAAAAATGTAAAAATTCTGTTTCACCACCTTCTTCTACATCATTTAAATATATAGAAAAAACAAAAGCACGAGCTTCATTATCATGTCCTCTGTTATGTTCTATATGCCAAACGTGATATCCTTCTGTAAGTAATGTTTTTTGTATTTTTAAACTAGTATAATAAAATTTATCTACACCATAAGCTTCTAAGGCTCCTGTCTTTTTTTGATAGTCTGTAAAAGCCATGTCATAATTAATTATCATGCTTTTTAATTCTTCCCACCAAATATCTATATTACTAGATTCTGCAAAAAATTGATTGTCTTTTTTATCAAGTGTAGAAGCATTTTCAAAAACCTGTCTGTTCATGGTTTTATTAAACTTATCCTGATCCTCAAATAACTTTATAGCTTTGTCACATTCTGCAGGTAAAATATAATTATCGTATACACCTATAAAGTTTTCTACTTTACCCTCTCTTTTTATCTCTGGTTTTTCTTTCATTAATTTATCCTCCTTTTGATTTATTGAAGCCATGCAACTATACTATACCTCGTTCCTTTCGTTATAGGTTCTATACCATGAGGGTACATAAAATTACTTGGAAAAAATACAATTGAACCTTTAGTTAATTTTAATCTT